TATGGTCCGCAATCTGCCGAGGCGAGGGTTGGCCGGTGCCATCCAATCCGGCTGGGATCACCTCAACGAAAACATCGACTACGTCTTCCACCTCGAGGACGACTTCATTTTCCCTGATGTGGTCGATGTGGAGCTGATGATTGAACTTCTGGAGTATGAACCGGAACTTGCCCAGGTTGCTTTGCTTCGTCAGTCTTGGTCGCCGGAGGAGCAGCAGGCCGGAGGAATCTACGGAATCGACTGTGACCGGTTCCGCCAGAAAAGAGGGTTTGTTGAACAATCCCACCTCTTCACCTTCAACCCTTGTGTCTATCCCATCGCCATCGCGCGCGACTATCGGGCAGGGTTGGAGGCTGAACTGACCGCCGATCTGTTGAAAGACGATTGGCGTTTCGGGTATCTCGGAGAACTCGGTGATGACCCCCGAACGATTCACATTGGGGTTCGACGTTCACGGAACTATCAGCTGTGAACTCCGGGCTGGTTGTGCTGTGTGCTGGTGGTCATGGGCAGGACATCGCTGCCATCGTTTCCGCATCCGGCCAAAACTTCGTTGGGTTCCTCGACGATCACGTCGACGGCCCTAACATCCTCGGCCCATGCATCGACGTCGAACAGTTCGATCAATATTTGATCGGCCACAACGATTCAAGGGTTCGGGAACAAATGGACATCCCAGCCGGAGCAGGTATGGCCATACATCCCACAGCAGCCGTCCACAAGACCGCACAAGCCCTTCCAGGCTCTGTGATAGGCGCACATACCACCATCGGCCCAAAAACCCGTATAGGGCGACACAGCCACATCAACGGAAATGTCTTCATCACACGCGCCCAGATCGGTGATTTCGTCACCATCGGACCAGGAGCCACGATCTGTGGAGACGTCACCATCGGAGCCGGCTGCCAAATCGGAGCCGGAGCCGTCATCTCCAACCTCGCAACCCTCGGCCCTCGAGTAACAATCGGAGCCGGAACAGTCGTTCTGCCCAGACAAGAACTTCCACCGAACTCAACATGGGTCGGCACACCGGCAAGGCGAATTAAATGAAAGTTGTGGCCGTCACAATGGTTCGCGATGAAGAAGACATCATCGACTGGACCATCCAACACCTCCTCGACCAAGGCGTCGACCATGTGATCGTCGCCGACAACATGAGCGTGGACGACACCGGCTTCATTCTTCAAAACCTGCAACGAACCGGCCGGCTCACAGTCATCGAAGACCCCGAAGTCGGCTACTACCAAGACCAGAAAATGACGGCCCTTGCCCAAATGGCTCATGACGAGTTCGGAGCCGACTGGATTCTCCCCTTCGACGCCGATGAGTACTGGTACTGGACCGGCGGAACGTTGAAAGAGTTTTTCGACCAGGCCGAAGGAGACGTCTACACCGCCACCGGCTGGGACCACATTGTCACCGACGACGACGACCCCACCGACCCGTCACCATTCCACCGAATCCGCCATCGCCGACAATCCCCCCAAAAAATGGGCAAAGTATCATTCCGATACCACCCCGATATTTGGATTGACTTTGGCAACCATTTTGTTTTCAACCATCCCGGCAGCCAATCCATCGGCCTCAACTACCGTCACTATCAGTATCGATCGTTTGAGCAGCTCGTCACCAAAACCCGGAACGGCCTTGCAGCGTTCAACGCCACCAACCTTCACCCCACCTACGGGGCGCACTGGCGGCAGCTCGGCCAACTCGACGACCGAACCCTTTGGGCTACTTGGCGGAAACTTTGCGAAGAACCCGGACTCATAGAAGATCCGGCCCCATGACCATCGCCGTCATCATCCCCACCTACAACCGGCTCGAGCTGACCCAAAACTGTTTGGCGTCAATCCTCCGCCACGACCCCGTCGACGAAATCATCATCGTCGACAACGGTTCCACAGACGGAACCGAACGTCTCGCCACCATCGCCAACCCCACCAACAAAGGTTTCGCCGCCGCCTGCAACCAAGGCGCACAACACGCCACCGCCGACCGGCTCATCTTCCTCAACAACGACACCATCGTCCACCCCAACTGGACCTCACACACCAACCACCTCGACGACCCCAACGTCGGCATTGTTGGACCAAAACTGATCTACCCCGACTGCCGAATTCAATCAGCCGGAGTGGCCGTCGACTTCAACCGGCCACCAGGACTCGAAGCCTGGAACCTGACCATTGACTGGACCGATCAACCCATCGACGTCGACGCCATAACCGGAGCGTGCCTCTCCATTCGCCGGAACACATTTCACACCCTCGGAGGTTTCGATGAGGGATACTGGAATGGCTACGAAGACGTCGACCTATGCTTGGCAGCCGTCGACGCCGGACTCCGCAACGTCTACGATCCACACGCCACCGTCACCCACCTTGAATCACAATCCGGTTCGGAACGCTGGTCTGCCGTAGCCGAAAACGTCACCCGACTCCGAACCAAATGGAGCCTCACAAAATGACCATCACTAACGGCTACACCACCCTAAACGACTTCAAAGCCTATTTGTTCCCCTCCTCCAACTATGGGACAGGCGAAGACGCTCAAATGGAAGCCGCCATCGAAGTCGCCTCACGAACCATCGACACATTCACCAACCGACGTTTCTACCTCGACGCCAACACATCAGCGCGCGTCTACTACCCAGACAGTCCGATCCGGTGCAGCGTCGACGACTTCTCAACCACAACCGGACTGATCGTCAAAACCGACACAGGCGACAATGGCACCTACGACCAGACATGGGTCGACACCGAATACATTCTTGAGCCGATCAACGCCACCATCGGTGGAGTTGCCGGCCAGCCTTACAACACCATTGTCGCCACCAGCCCAAAACTGTTTCCGGTGACCGGTCGACGCCCACGAATTCAAGTGACCGCCAAATGGGGGTGGGCAGCAGTTCCCGACTCAATCGCCCAAGCCTGCCTGATTCAAGCCGCCCGAATCTACCGACGCGCGCAAACCCCCGAAGGGTTCGCAGCTGGTGAAGCATTCGGAGCCATCCGAGTCTCCACACGCCTCGACCCTGACGTCCAAATGCTGATCTCCCCATATCGACGCGCAGGCGGTCAAGGGCTGGTCATCGGATGAACCTGTCAGATGTAAGAGCAGGCATCACCCACGCCATCGGGAATATGAACAACATTCGAATCTACGAATGGATACCCTCGAGTGTTCAACCCCCAGCCGCTGTCGTCTCGCTCGGAACCGGCAGCTACGACGCCGACTTCAACGACGGAATGCTTGTCCAATACAGCGTTCTTGTGATGCTCACCAGAGCCGATGACCAGTTGGGTCAGCAACGCCTTGACGATTTCCTCGGCCAAGGCAACGATTCAATCTTTCACGCAATCGACCTCGACCCGACCCTGTCTGACTCCTGCGATTCCTGCCGAGTCACCGGCTGGAACAACCCAGGCACCTTCACCATCGGCGGCATCGAATACCTGGGCGTCGAAGTGAACCTTGAGGTTCTCGGCTGAATGAGAATCCTTACAGTCGAACCCGGCCCCGAATTCTCCGTTGCGGACGTCCACCAAGGATGGCTTCGAGCGTTGAAACGATCCGGCCATCAAATCCAAAACTTCAATTTGGCCGACCGAATCAACTTCACCGAAAACGCCATTCGGGGCAAAGTCCCAGAAATGGAAAAAGGACACATTGCGGCCCGAATGGTTGGCGAACAACTACGCGCCAGCTGCTTCGATTTCTGGCCTGACCTCGTCATCATCACTTCAGCTTTTCTCGTCCCACCAGAAACCTTCGACATCATCCGATCCCGAGGAATTCGAATTGCTGTGATCCTCACAGAATCACCTTATGAAGATCCTTCACAGCAGCCGATAGCGGCACGCGCCGACCTCGCCTTCATCAACGACCCCACCAACCTTGAAACCTTTCGCCAAAGCCAACCGAACACCTGGTATATGCCCCAGGCATACGACCCCGAAATCCACTACCGGCGGCCCATATCAGATGACCTCAGAGCAGACTTCGGCTGGGTCGGCACAGCCTTCCCATCCCGAATCAACTTTTTCGAACAAGTCGACTGGACCGGAATTGACGTCGCGTTCGCCGGCAACTGGCAAGCCCTTGACGACAACTCACCACTCCAACAATTCCTCGTCCACGATCAAGCCGGTTGTTTTCCCAACGAACACACCGTCGACCTTTACTCCTCCGTTCACTCATCAGCGAACCTTTACCGGAAGGAAAGTGCTGATGGTCATGACCAAGGGTGGGCGATGGGTCCGAGAGAAGTTGAACTGGCAGCCACCGGGACTTTCTTTCTTCGCGAATCCCGCCCGGAGTCCGACGAAATTTTGGGGATGTTGCCGAGTTTCGAAACACCCGAAGAGTTCGGTGAGAAACTACGATGGTGGTTGAATCATCCGACAGAACGGCAATCAGCCGCCCTCGAGGCTAGAAACGCAATCTCCACTCGCACTTTCGACAATAATGTCCGGCATCTGCTGGAATGTGTAGCAGCTCTCCCGACCATCCCGACGTGACCGGAGAACCCCAGACCCCCAACTCCACAAGGAGAAAACAATGGCACGTCGCCACGGCCGTAATGGTCGCCTTTACCTCGGAATCGCTACCTCGGCAGCGAACCCTTCTTCCGTAGCCTTCCTCAAGCAGTGGTCAGCGGAATTCGGCACCGACACCCAGGAAGTCACCTCATTCGGTGACACCAACAAGGTGTACGTCTCCGGTCTCCCAGACGCTCAGGGCAGCTTCTCCGGCTACTTTGACGACGCCACAGCACAGTCCTACACCGCCGCTGTGGACGGAGACGCCCGCAAGTTCTACCTGTACCCAGACATCACCAACGCCCCGACCGTTTACTGGTACGGAACCGGCTTCTTCGACTTCTCAGTCGACGCTCCTGTCGACGGCCCAATCACCATTTCGGGCAGCTGGCGCGCAGCCGGTACGGTTTCGAAGAACGGCTGATGGCCGTAGGGGCTGGGGTTTACGTCAGCAATCTGGCCGAGGTCCGGAAGTATCTGAGAAAGATACATCCGGACCTCGTGCCGGTTCTTCGCGAAGACCTCAAGTCCGCCATCATCACCAACACTCTTCCAGCCATCATTCGACGAGTTCCAACAAAATCGAATCGGGCAAGATTCACCGTCAAAGCAAGAGCCGGAGGGAACACCCTCTACGTCTTGGCCGGCGGCAAATCATCAGCCGCCCCATACTTCGGTTGGTTGGACTTCGGTGGAAGTTTGAAAAACCGTGGCCCTGGAAGAAACCAAACAATCATCAGACCCATCATTCAACGAGGCCGCTACGTTTACCCTGGCATTCTCGAGACACAAAACCGACTTGTTGAGGCCGCTGGCCGAGCAGTCGACAAAGCAGTCCAATCCGCTCTCAGATAGGAACCCCGACAATGTTTGACAAGTACCGGATCACACACCAAGACGGAACAGTCATCGAAGCCGCCGGCCGCAAAGTTGACGCCGTCAAGTTTGAGCGTCAGTTCAAAATGCCGGTTTCCAACCTTTTCACCGACGGCCGCCTCTACACCGAACACCTTTGGTTCTTCGGATGGTGTGCCGAGAAACGTGTGAACGCCGATATTCCTTCGTTTGACGACTGGATGGAAGACGTCGAAGGCGTCGAGATCGTCACGGAGGAAGAAGAAGCAACCCCTACGGACCCGAGTTCTTCACCCTCGCTGTAGCAGCGTTGGCGATTGACTCGGGCATACCTATTTCCGTACTTTTAGAGGAACCCGACCACTACCTCGACGCAATGTTCGAAGTTCAAGCAAGACGCCGAGAATCCGCCGAGTATGGACCGGACGCTAAGCGTTGGGACGAGTAAGGAAAACCGATGGCCGGTGACAAACGTGAAGTCAGGGTTGCCGTAGTCGGTGACGCCGCACAACTCCAACGCGAACTCCTCAAAGCCGAAGGGAAACTCAACTCCTTCGGAGCCAACGCCAAATCAGCAGGCGACACCCTCCGATCAGCATTGTTCGGAGGCGCTGTCCTTTACGGGGCAAAGCAGCTCGTAGATGCAGCCGCCAACCTGGAACAAGCCATCGGCGGAACAGCCGCAGTGTTCGAAGACGCCTCCGCCCCTGTCTCCGAATTCTCCAAAAACGCTGCAACCCTCGCCGGTCTCTCCGAAGAAGCCGCCCGAAGCCTCACCTCCCAACTCGGAGCATCACTGAAAGGGTTCGGCCTTTCCGCCGAAGAAGCCGCCCAACAATCAGTATTCCTCACCCAAACAGGCGCAGATCTGGCCGCCACTTTGGGTGGAAGCTCACAAGAAGCAGTTTCCGCCCTCGGATCGGCTCTCCGAGGCGAATACGACCCCCTCGAGCGTTTCGGTATCGCCCTCAAAGCCTCCGAGGTCAACGCCAAAGCGGTCGCGATGGGATTGGCCGAATCTGAAACAGATGTTTCGAACTATGCGAAAGGCCAAGCGGCCCTCGCCCTCATCACCGAAAAATCAGCGTTCGCTCAAGGCCAGTTCGCCAGAGAATCAGACACAGCCGCCGGCCAAGCCGCCATCGCATCAGCGAAAACAAAAAACGCTTCAGCCGATCTTGGCCGTTCGTTGCTGCCGATCTATACGAAAATCAATGAGGTTGTCGCCGGAGTCGCTGACGCGTTCTCTGCTCTCCCTGGTCCCGCCCAAACCGGTGTCATCGCCCTCACCGGAATTGTTCTAATTGGACCGAAACTTGTTGAAGGGTTCACGCTGGCAACCAGTGCAGTGAGAACCGCTGGAACTGCAATGGCCGATATGGCAGCCAAAGCAGTCTCCACCCAGGGCGCTATTGCTTCGATGAATATCGCCACACAAGGAGCCGGCACCGCTGCCACCAGTGCAGTCGGTGGAATGTCAATGCTCAACCCCATCTTGATCACTATTGCAGCGACAGCAGCTGTCGGAGCGTTGGCGTGGAAGTCCTATTCAGACGAACAAGCAGCAGTCAAAAAAGACATCGACGCCCTCATCCCCACCTTTGATGAACTCACCGGGGCGATGACGGACAACACCTACGAAACCGTCGCCAACACTCTCAAATCCAAAAATCAAATCGACAATCTCAACAAGGCCGGCATTTCCGTCCGCCAGTTCACCGACGTCCTCGACGACAACCGAGACGCCCTGGTCAAGCAAGGCGAAGTTGAAGAAATCCTCCGCCTCAAAATGGACTACGGAAGCGCCGCTGTCGAAGACCGAATCAAAGCCATTCGGGAACAAGGCGGATCACAAAATGAACTCATCGCCCGCCTTCTTGAAACCGACGCCGCCGACATGGGCCTCATCGAAACCCTTTACAACGGAATCGACGCCTACAACCAGCAGCAAGAAGTCATCCGCCAACTCAACATCCAAAAAGGCATCGCCGAAGGCAAAACCGAGGCACAGGCCACAGCAGAAGCCGACCTTGCAGCTGCTTCCCTCGCTGTAGCCGATGCACTGAAAAAGCAGTTAGACGCCACCAACGATCTTCTCGGCGCACAAATCAGCGAAGAAGAAGCGGCAATCAAAAACCGTGAAGCCCTCGACGCCTACAACAAAAGCCTCACCGATGGTGGCTTGACAGCCGACCAGCGGAAACAAAAAGAACTCGAGCTGCTCAAAACCTATGAAAACAGTGTGAAGGCTGCTGTCGACGCCGCAGAAGCCCAAGCGATCCTCAACGGAGACACGTTGACGGCCGGTGAATCAGCGGCACTTCAGTCTCAGAAATACAAAGACCTCGCTGGAACTCTCGCTCCGGACAGTCCGCTTCGTAAACGCCTCGAGGATCTGTCATTGCAACTGTTTCTTCTTTCTTTGAATGATCCAACAGTTGTCGTGAAATTGGAAACCGAAAAAGCAATTCAAAAGTTCAAAGATTTTCTTCGTGAACTCGGAATCCCAGAAGGCGGCCAAATCGGACTCGGCGAGATTTTGGCTTTTCAATATCGAGCTGCTGGCGGCCCTGTCGACTCAGGCACCCCCTACATCGTCGGCGAACAAGGCCCCGAACTTTTCGTCCCATCCTCCTACGGACGAATCATGGACGCCTTCTCAACCAACAAAGCACTCCTCACCAACGCTGGCGGAGGAGTGATGGGTTCCGGTGGATCAAACGTCACCATCAATGTGAGTGTCGCCCCCACTGCTGATAAAGCAGCCATCGGCCAAACCCTCGTCGAAGCAATCAACGCCTACGAACGCCGCTCCGGATCTGGCTGGCGATCATGAGTGAACTTCTATTCGACGGAATGTCACTCACCGTCGAAATCGGCTTCTCATCGACGCCCCCAGGTTTCGGCCAAGATTACAACGACCTCTCTTTAATCATTTGGACTGACGTGACCGAATGGACACGGAACGTCCAAACATCTAGAGGAAGATCAACAGAACTCGACGACTACATGGCCGGCTCATGCTCCGTCGCATTAGACAACCGAGACAGACGATTCGATCCCGACTACACCTCCGGCCCCTACTACGGATCTTTGACACCACTTCGACCAATTCGCATTCGAGTCACCCCAGCCGGCTCAACCGTCCGAAACATCTTCTTTGGTTACATCGAAGGGTGGCCCCAGGCATATAGCAACCCCAACGACGCCACCGTCACAATCCGAGCCTCAGACGGTTTCAAAATCCTCAACCTCATCGACCTTCAATCCCCCTGGATTGACGGAATGGAAAACTCCGATCTGGTCCGCTGGTGGCGTCTCTCAGACCCGGCCGGCTCCTTCTACATTTTCGACTCCGCCAACAATGCTTCAACTTCAGCTCAATGGATGTCAGCAATCACAGCAGGAGTCGGCTCTATCGGAGTTAGCGGAAGCCCCCTAGTTGTCACCGACTCAGCCGCCTCCGCATCCTTCGATAGTCAACGCTTCATCCAAGCAGTCGACCCCCTCGGAATCGACAACGTCACGCCGATGGCTTCCGAATGGGTTGTTGGCTTCTGGTTTCAAACAACCGAAACGGAAACCGGAAACTATGGGATGTGGAATCACGGAGATTTCATCCACGGAGGCTCCATCGGAATGGTTGTCGCCGGAGGTAACGCCACCATCGTCGGCCAGTTCGGCAATCGAGGCGCATCCAACTCGATCACAACCAAAAACGTCCAAGTGAGAGTCAACGACGGAAAACCCCATTACGTCGTCATGCACTACAAATCCGTAGCAGGCTTCGCGAACGAATACGACATTTGGGTCGATGGGGTTTCAACGACTGTCGATGGAAGTTTCACCGACATCGTCACACAGGGCTACTCGTTTATGACTTTCGGCGCTCCGATCTACAAAAGCGCCACCGCTTCAAACAATTTCACCCTCTATTTCAAAGGCCAAATCCAAGACATCGGAGTCATCAACGGATCGGCCGTCACCAACGATGGCGTGATTAGGAACTATGAACGAGGAGCCGGAACATACCTCGCCGGAAGCACCACTGACTACATGATCTACGCCCTGGCGTTGATTGCTCAATGGCCGAGTGATGGCCGTGAACTAGCAACCGGTGAATCAACAGTCCTCGGAATGAACACAGCCGGCAAAACCGCATTGAGCGCGATGAAGGAATGTGAACAGGCCGAACAAGGCCGACTGTTTATGTCGGTTGACGGAAAAATCAAGTTCGTTGACCGAAACGGACTTGGAAGCGGAAGTTACGTCACAGTCCAAGAACAATTCGACGATCTACCAGCTTCGAATCCATCTCATGGCATCGCCTACACCGACATCACCCTGATTCACGATGACCGGTTCATTTTTAATGATGTGACCGCTTCGCAAACAGGCGGAATTTCCCATCGCGCGCAAGACGCCACTTCTCAGCAGAAGTATTACCCTCGAGCGTCGACGCTCACGAATCTCACTGTTGACACCGGCTATTTGGTGACGAACATTGCTGAGAGCCGGTTGAGTCAATACAAAGAACCGGCCATGAGAATCGACTCTCTGTCTGTGAATGGCAGGGCGGAACCTTCGAACCAGGACGCTCTCACTTCGCTTGATATTGGTGACCGGGTCACAGTGATTCGAACTCCGTTGGCTGGGACAGCGATTGAAAAAACCCTTATCATCGAAGGAATCAAGCAGCAGTTCACACCTAATTCGTGGACAATCCAGTTCAACACTTCACCGACGAACAACTCTCCGTTCGTTCTGGACTCAAGTTTGCTCGGAGTCCTCGACACAAACATTCTCGGCTTTTAGGAGTCACTCATGGGTTCAGGTTTCAAACAGTTCACCGCTTCGGTGCTGACCGCCTCAGACGTCAACAACTACCTCATGGAACAATCGGTGATGTCGTTCGCGTCGACTGGTGCGCGTGATGCTGCTGTCACTTCCCCAGAGGCTGGGATGGTTGCATATATCCGAAGCAACAATTCAGATGAAGGTTTTTACCATTACACGTCGGCTTTGGGTTGGCGTGAAGGCCCGGGTTGGAATGCCCCTTGGGGAACCGTTGGGAACGAAAAAGAAACAGCCGACACAACACTCAGCACCACATCGCAAACCTCGATTGGCATTTCAGCGACTTTTACAGCCGTGGCGAATCGCCGCTACAAAGTCTCTTTCGCGTGTTCGATTTTGGCGGCATCAGCAGCACTTCAAACCTGCACTTTCGAACTTTGGAATGCTTCAGCAAAAGTCGAAGGGCTTTGTTCAGTTTCGGTGAATGGCACCGCCTATTACGTCGTTTCCGGTATCTGCTACGCCACAGCTTCGGCAGGTTCAACGACGTGGACGATTCGCTCTCTTGCCGGTGGTGGTGGCGGATCGGTGACCCATAAAGGCACAGTTTCACCGGGATGGATGCTCATTGAAGACGTTGGACCGTCTGGAGCGCCGGCCTGATGGGGTACTACCTGATCGACAATCCACCAGCGTCCCCACAGTTTTATCTCTCGAGGAATGCGACACCGACTTGGGCTGTAGGAGTTCATACCTCGGAAGGGCCGACAGGGCCTGGGACAGCTCGAAGCCTCGCCGCTTTTATTGCGCGACGCTCCGACCCCGGCTCCTACGCGTGCATCGTTGACAGTGAAGAAACCATTGTGATGGTCCCGCCCGACTACACGACCTTTTCCGTCGCTGCTTCCGGATACAACTCACGAACCTGGCACATCTGTCTCACCGGCCGTTCAGCCGACCTTGACCCTGACGACCCGAACACACAAGCAATGATCCGTAGAGCCGGTGAAGCCATCCGAAGCCTTTGGGTTTTGCTTGGCATTGATGTGAACGCTGCGGCCCGCTGGATCGGCACAGACGCCCTCTCCACTGTTGGATTATTCTGCCACGGTGATGTTCAGCCTTGGGATCGGAGTGACGCCTGGTCAAAACATCCCGACCGGGCGGCCCTCGATCAGCAGCTCATCAACGCAATCCGCCCTCTCATCCCCCCTACTCCACAGGACGACGAAATGAAACGCTACCTACTTCGAGGCGACAAACAAGGCGAGGTTTTCTTGTGTGACGCCGGTTTGGGTTGGAAATGGCACATCCCAGCCGGCCAAATGCAAAACGTCGTTTGGGTGATTTCTCAAGCCGGTGGGCAGTTCCTGATCTTCCCAGGCTCAAACACCATCATTGTCGAAGGCCAAACCGTTTGGGTGGCTGACCAGGCGTTCGTCGACGCCATCCCCACCCTTTAACGGGATCGGCAGTCGATGTCATGCAGTGGGAACCGATCATCGCCGCGTCTGTCACTGGTCTCCTCGCCTTCGCTGGGGTGATTTGGCAGTCACGAAAAACCCGTCGAGTCAACACCGACGAACACAACGAAAACGCCCTCAAACTGGATCGGATTGAGCAAAAGGTTGACCAAACCGCCATTCGGGTTGAAACTGTGTCGGACCGACTCGACGATCACATCGTCGTTCACCGTATGACAGCCCGAAAGTCTTGGTGGCGTAAATGAGCTTTGCCGATGATGTCCGGCAGGAAACAAAATCAACTGGCGTGAAATGCCGGCTCTGTGTCTTCCTCGAGGGTTTGGATGCGAAAACCCGGACAGAGGTCACCGATGTTTTCGCCGATGAAGCATGGAACTCGGAAGCGATTTCTAGGGCGATGAATCGAAGGGGTTGGGAGTTCAGTGGCGCAGCCATCCGAAAACACCGACAAAAGTGCATCGTTCGCTGAAGAGGTAGCCGCCGGTCAACGCCCCCGACGCTCTCATCCTCAAGGCTGGGAACCAGGGGTCGCGTGGAATGGCCGAGAAGGCACCCTCACCACCCCACCCCTCGAAACAGACCCCACGAAGGGGGTGTGGTCTGAACTTGTCGCCGACTGGGGTTTGGACCCTCTAACCACCGAAGTGGTTGAGGGTTCGGTTCAGGTTCGCGCGTGGGACACTCACGACGGCCGAAGGCTTCGTTACTACCGGGCGACGTTGCGCGCGCGTGAATTGGACTTCGACCGACCCGATGTCGACGCTTTGTGCCGGTTGGTGGAGAAGAGGCGTCCTGTGAAGCCCCTGAAAGGCCCTGAGAGGCCCGACAGGGCTTTGGTGGTCATGTTGGCCGACTGGCAGTTGGGGAAGGCAGGAGAAGCCAACGGAGGCACCCCAGAGACAGTTGAACGGATTTGTCGGACCCTTGACTATCTGCCAGTTCGAATCAAAGAACTCAAAAAGGCCGGACGACCCGTCGAAACCGTTTACCTAGTCGGTTTGGGTGATTTGGTTGAACAATGCTCCGGCCACTACCCCAGCCAAACCTTCAATGTCGACCTCGACCGACGCGAACAAATGCGCTTGGCCCGCCGACTCATCCTCCGAGCCGTCGACAATCTCATCGGACAGATCCCACGGATCGTCCTAGCTGCTGTGCCAGGCAATCACGGAGAGAACCGGTTGAACGGAAAAGCGTTCACCAGAACCACCGACAACGACGACCTAGCAGTCGTTGAACAGGTCGCCGAGATCTTGGCCGCCAACCCCGACCGCTACGGCAGCTGCACCACTGTCCTCGCCGATGGAAACAACCTTGTCCTCAACATCGCCGGAATTCCCGTCGCCTTCGCCCACGGACACAAAGCCGGCGCATCCGGCCACCCAGCAGCGAAACTTGAGAACTGGTGGAAAGGCCAAGTGATGGGCCGGCAGCCCATCGCAGACGCCGACATCCTCATCACCGGTCACTACCATCATTTTATTTGTTCAGAATCCACCGGCCGGACCTTCATGCAAGCCCCCGCGATGGATGGTGGGTCACAATGGTGGACAGACATTTCAGGCCAAAACTCTCCGTCCGGACTTCTCACCCTCGGCATCGGCACCGGCTACGGCCCTCGAGGCTGGGGCGACCTCCACATCCACTCCGTTTAGAAAGACCCCCGTCATGGAAGAACCTGAAGTTGACGAATATTTCGACGCCGCATGGCCGTCAATCCTCCTCGACGGATTCGCCCTCGTCCACGGAGATCGTGGCCGCTCCTACGGACCACCCTGGGAGGATTATCAAAGGGTAACTAATCTGTTCAATTCGCTTTGGGGTGCCGACGTCCTCGACGTCAACGCCGGAATTTTGTTCATGATTTGTATGAAACTCGGCCGGATCTCACACGGCATCGAACAAGGCTTCAACGCCGAACAGTTGAAAGACTCAATCACTGACGCCGCCGGCTACCTCGACTGCCTGTACGGATCACTGCTGAACCCTGCACTGTTCACACCACTCTTCGACGTTGAAGACGAAGAGGAATGGGTGGAGGAGGACGAAGAATGACCATCGTGATTGATCCTGACGTCATTCCTTTAACGTCGCCGGATGATGTGCCGGAAGAGTACGATCCTGACGACTACGAATTCCCCGACGAGCAGGACTACCCAAGCCCAGATTGGAAACCGTAATGTTCACCAAAGTCTTCATCTTGCAGCTCGTGGAACGTGCCATCAAAACTTTCGCACAAACACTGGTTGCTCTCGCAGGCGCCTCCCAAATGGATTGGCTGAGCCTCGACTGGAAACAACTGGCCGCCACAGCCGGGATTGCCGCCGGCCTGTCAGTGTTGACGTCGATTGCATCAGACAGAATCGGCCCCTTCGAATCCCCATCTGTTGTCCCCACATTTAGGACGTTTCCCTGATATGGCACCGGCAAATCTGCCCCTCCAAATTCGCGTTGGCGACACAGAAACCGTTTCGGTGACCATTCAGGATGAGAATGAGCAGCCGGTGAACATCACAGGCCGCTCCTACGCTGCCCAGATCCGCACCACCACCGACGCCACCTCAGTTCTCGCGACGTTCACTTGTGCGATTGTTTCCGGCCCCGCCGGCACCCTCACCGCCACACTTTCGGCCACGACAACAGCAGCTCTCACTCCTGGCCTTGCCGTCTGGGATCTTCAGGAAACCTCGGGAACAACTGTCACCACACTCCTCGCCGGCCCCGTCACAATCGTCCAGGACGTGACCCGGACATGAGCGTTTCCGTCACCCTGAAACTCACCGACGTCACCCTCACCCAACGCTCCGAACCAGTCCAAGTGACTCGGACGGTGCCGGAAGTGTTATTGACCGGCATTGCCGGCCCTGCCGGCCCTGCCGGAGCTACCGGAGCTACCGGCGCTACCGGCGCTGGTGGCGCTCTCGGCTATTGGGGATCGTTCTGGTCAACTCAAGACCAAACAGCCGCATCAGCAAACACCGAATATCTCATCACCTACAACAACACCGACCCCGACAGCAGCGGTGTCTCAGTGGTGTCGAATAGCAGAGTCACCTTTGCGAACGCTGGCGTGTACAGCATCACGTTCTCTGTCCAGTGGGTCAACTCTTCAAATCAAATCCACGATGCCAACATTTGGTTGAAAAAGAATGGTTCCGCTGTCGCAGATTCGGACAGCAAATGGAGCGTCGTTGAAAGACATGGGTCAGTTAACGGCCACGCCATCGGAACCGTCAACTTTGTTCTTAAACTGAACGCTGGCGACTACATCGAATTGGCGTGGCAAACAACGAACACAGGGGTTTCCCTCGAGGCTGACCCTGCCGCCAGTCCCGCTCCTGGTATCCCTTCGATCATCCTGACCGCCACTCAGGTCATGTACACCCAAGCCGGCCCACAAGGCCCGACCGGCCCGCAAGGAGCCACTGGCGCTCAGGGTGCCACTGGCGCTCAAGGTGCGGTCGGTGCAACTGGCCCACAAGGATCAGCAGGTGCTCAAGGAGCACAAGGCGACACCGGTGCACAAGGTGCAGCTGGTGCTCAGGGCGCAACTGGCCCACAAGGAT